TAACACTATTGACAAACCCCATTTTCACCTTTAAATTCTCCTTAAGGTTGACACAACAGGAGAAGCCAAAATGAAACGTAAACCATCCCCGTACTACAATAATCTTGCTGCACAGGTTGAAAAACTCATCGCCGAGGTGAAAGAGCTTAAGGCTGAAGTGAAGGCGTTAAAGGCTGGCGCAAAGACAGAAAAAAAATCCAGGGATGATTTCCCACCAATTCGAGATATTGAACCATTCATTGAGAAAGCTAAAGCTATTGACCCAGACCTGATACCGATTTCAGACCTGGCGAGAAAGTACGGATTCAGTAGCTGGTATACGGTGGCAAGGATCCTACGAAACATGCGCATGACGACGGAGATCGAGATTGACGGCTTTGTCCGCACATTCACTCACAAAGTTAACGGCGATTTCTGGCTGAAAGAAGTGGTAAACAACGCGGAGTTTCGAGAAAACGATGGTCGCCTAATGTGTAAGGAGGCGTCGGAGTGCGGAACCAGAATGGGAACCTTTGCCATCCCCCGCAACTGGGTGCGTAGTGAAATCAAATCATACCGAGGTTGACACTGTTTCATTGCGGGGTGATAATATGGGAAACAACGGAAAGGATTAATGATGAAACAATTTACCCCGCGTGACTTTATCCGTAACGGTATGAAAGAGGCTATGGACGCTGCGGCTAATGGCGAGGATGTATTCATTACTCCGGGCCGCAGTAAAAGTTTTAACACACCAAACCCGCGCGCCATCCATAACTACGGCGAGAAAGTCGCTCGTTCACGGTTTAAGCTGGTGCTGGTGGAGGAGGATTGATATGTCAGAGGCAGACGATAAGCTGCCTTTCTTCACGCCTGAGCTTGAGGAAATGGCGGCTCAACTGAGCAAAGACCATTTAACATTTGCTAATCATTATATTGCTAATGGTAACGCAACGAGAGCATATCTCCATGCCTATGGCGAAGATGTAGCATATAAGTCTGCCGTAGTTGCTGGATGCAAATTGTTAACCCACCCAAAAGTCGGCCCATACGTCCGCGAGGCTCGCAGACTCATTGCCAAGTCAAAGCTCATGAGCCTGGACGAAATTGCATCAAGGATTCAGGCGCAGGCTTTCGCTGATGTCACTCAGTTCATCGGCTGGGAGCCACGCCCGATGGTGAACGATGACGGTGAGGTGATTGGCGAAATGACTGTGCCGGTCGTGAAGATGTCATCTGACGAAGTGCCAGAAGAGATTCGCGGACTCATCAAAGGCATTACCTTCACGAAGATGGGGCCGAAGTTCGAGATGGCTGACCAGCAGAAAGCGCAGGACATGCTCATCAAGATGCTGGGTGGGTACAAGGAAACCGTTAACCACATCTCAACCGACGGCTCAATGTCCCCACAAGGCTCAGATGTAACTGAGGCGCTCAGAAGGAAGTATGGCTCAAGAGATTAAACTTTCCGCCGACGACATCGCCACACTGCGATGCGACCTCCTGGAGTTTTCCAAATACATGTTCAAGGCCCGAAAGGGCTTTGACTTTGTGGAGAACTGGCATCATGCGAAAATCTGCGAGGCGCTCGAGCGGTGCTTCATCGGCCAGTACAAGCGCCTGATTATCAATATCCCACCTCGTTACTCAAAGACCGAACTTGCCGTGGTTAACTTCATGGCCTGGGCCATCGGAAACTATCCTGATTGCGAATTTATCCACGCCAGCTACTCCAAGCGCCTTGCGGCAAATAACACCTACCAGGCCCGCGCCATTGCCATGTCTGAAGAGTACCGTGCCGTATTCGGCGACATCGGCATGATGCCGGACGCTAAGGCTAAAGACGAGTGGCGCACAAAAACCGGCGGCTGCGTATATGCCACTGGTTCGGACGGGACCATCACAGGGTATGGCGCAGGTAAATTGCGTGAAGGCTTCGGCGGCGCAATCATAATTGATGATCCGCATAAGGCAAGTGAGGCCAATTCTGACACCATGCGCCAGAATGTCATTGACTGGTTCCAGACCACGATGGAATCACGCCTGAACAGCCCTGATACGCCGATCATCGTCATTATGCAGCGATTACACGAGGAAGACCTTGCAGGATGGTTACAGGCTGGCGGAAACGGTGAGGAGTGGCATGTAGTTAGTATCCCAGCCATAAACCCAGATGACACCGCTCTATGGCCATTTAAACACTCACGCGAGAAGCTGGCAGAGATGGAGGCCAGTAACCCCTACGTGTTCGCCGGGCAGTACATGCAGCGCCCTGCACCGAAAGGCGGCGGTCTGTTCAAAGATATCTGGTGGCAGTGGTACGACAACAGCTTTGTACACCCGGAGTGGGATTATCGCGTTATATACGCAGATACAGCGCTCAAAACCAAAGAACACAACGACTGGTCTGTATTCCAGTGCTGGGGATTCAAGGGCGGCCATGCCTATCTGCTGGACCAGATTCGTGGTAAATGGGAAGCGCCAGACCTCATCAAGCAGGCTCGCGCATTCTGGGATTTGCACAAGTCACCCATTAACCGTGGCGTGGTTCGCGGCATGAAGATTGAGGATAAGGCCAGCGGAACCGGCCTGATTCAGACGCTGAAAATGGAAGGCGTTCCGGTAATCCCTATTCAGCGCTCGGTTGATAAGTTTACCCGCGCCCTGGATGTTCTGCCGCAGATTGAGGCCGGCCTTGTTCACCTGCCGAAGGATGCTCCGTGGATGCCAGCATACATCGGTGAATTCTCCGTCTTCCCTAATGGAAAGCACGATGACCAGGTTGACCCTACGCTTGACGCCATCTCTGACAACCTTGTCACCGGCTACAACCTTTCCGCATGGTAAAAGAAAAGCCCCGAAAGGGGCTTTGTTTCAGATGGCTGGCAATTCACCACGCCCATAAAACCAAAGTATGCGCTTCGTCGCCGGACTTTGTTTGCAGTATTCAAAGATAGCGTTGTCCTTGCGCTTCGGCTTGCCGGGGTTCAGCTCAATATCATCAAGCCCAAGATACTCCCGCATTTCTCGCGTAACCGTGAAAGAGCCCAGTAACTTCTTTGTTGGATAGTAGGCATTACACTTGAATCCTCGCCGTCCTTTGTCTTCAACCCTCCTTGTCTTGAATAACCCCTGCGCAACAATGCAGTGCAGCGCGGTCGCAATCGTTGCGCTTGGTGTTTTTGTCCATATCATCCGCTGAACCACTGCCAGCGTAACGCCTGGTTTAAGAATAACGATGGCCTTGATGATGTCGCGAAGTGCAATTTTCCCGTTCATTTGTCGCCTCTGCTTAGTGATTCGAATTGCTGATTTATGTTGTCTGTTTCTTCGTCGTCATTCTCACGACCGAGATATGAGAGAGACGTAACTGCATGTACTATGAATCCATCACGATTAATCATCCCCTTCAGCACATCAAGGTCTTCTTGTGATTTAATCCTGAAGTTAAGCTGAGCAATGCCTGACATTGAAGCAGATCCGCCTTTTGTTATTGCATGGTAATGATAAATATATCTATTGCTCATACGTACATCTCCACTAAAGCGCGCTCCATATAGAGCACACTGACAATTAATATGAACGGACACTATTTGCTTTTAGCCAAGCTTTCGAATTGCTGATTCGTGTTGTCCGTTACTGGTTCTGCACCCTGAAGCATGGAGTCGCGGCAGGCGTTTTCTGCGATAGATGCGCATTCTTCAACAATATCGCGTACAGACTCTGGGAATTCATCTATGCACGCTCGGATTGCTGTAGCGGCATCTGGCACAGATACCTGCGCTGGCGGGGCGGTGTATAGCGGAATTAAGTTCCGCGCCTGCCCACTTTTGATGGCCCATTCTGGAGGCGCTTCGTGCTCAATGATTCGCTCAAAATTCTGTGGTCCATCACATGTGATGCAAGATGCCCATTCGTGGCCCCACGCCACAACATCCGCTTCGAGCGATGCCAGTGCAATACGTGCCACTTCCATTTGTTCGCCACGGGTAAGCCCATTATCAAGCGGATTTTTAATGAATAATTCGATACGTTCTTTGGTAATGGCGCTCACTGGTTGCCTCCTTTGCTAAGCTGGGCGGCGAACTCGTTAAGTGATATGTAGCAATCTCCAAATGTTAACGAGCCGCTCGACTGCATATGCTCCATAGCCATCTCCACCCCCTGCGCCCGCACTTCAGCCAGAAAAGCATCGATGGCTGGGGTTTCAGTTAACTCGCTAACCCAGTCGGGTCCAAATTCTTCGGCGCACATCTTATCGAACTCACGCTCAGATTCTTTCAGCCCCGCATTCTCAGCAGCCAGCGCCGCACACTTGGCCTCAAGGTTATCAATCGTGATTCCAGCAGAACGGCACTCCAGCAACGCCGTTTCCAGCTTTGATTCAAGTTCGGCAAACTTATCAGCCACTGACTTCGGCCCGTCTTCGCCGCAAGCCTGCATCATTGATGACTCCCATGCCCTTTCTGCTGCTTCAGATAGCTTTAATTGCACTTCAAGTAATGCAATCTTTGCTTCAATCTCTTCGTAGGTTGGATTCATTTCTTCTGCTCCGCTAAAAATTTATCGATGTAACGATTCTGGTCTGGACCAGGGAAACTGTTGCGCGCGATGACCTGCTCGCGTGTTTCTGGCTTGGGCTGGAGCCCGCTCTTACCGCCTACGCATACTTTTGCTCCGTAATTCAGCATTTCATAGCTCATATTTGTACATCTCCTCTAAATCCGCCTGTGCTTCGATGATTGAACGCTGGCGTTCGATGTCATCCTCTGTTGGCTCATCCTGCCAGCTGTCGGCGTGGATGCGTTCATCGCGGTCGATGGGACAATGACGTTCAAGCATTGGTTGCCTCCCGAAGCAGTCGCATCGCCTCTTTCCATGCACCAGTGCTTCTACACTTAACTGCCAGTCTTGCCGCTCTTTGTGCTGATTCAAATTTCTGCTGATTCATACTGCCTCCCGTGTTGATATGGATAAGGTTACCATGTATTATGTTCATGTCAACCACAATATGAGGTGTTGAGATGAAAGATTATGCGGCAATGAGTGACTTTGAGATTAACCGGGCTGTCGGTGATATCATCTTTGGTGGATTATGGTGCTGCCGACCTGGTACATCAGGGAATGAAAGTGATAGCTGGTACTATGGAAATGCAGATACGACATTCAATCCGCTCTCTCCTTTGCCTGACTACTGCAACAACCCGGCAGACGCCTGGCCTATTATTGTTGAGAACAAGCTCAGCATATATCCAAATAGTGAAAAATGGGGAGTGGAAGGGCCTAAGTCTGATGACCCATTCCATTTCGATGAAAACCCACTGCGTTGCGCCATGATTGTATTCCTGAAGATGAAGGAGGGCGAGTGATGGAATATACATTTTATGCAGTCGTAAATGAGCTCGGAGCCATATTCAATGCCAGGGTCGATGATGATTTATGCATAGCTACAATATTCACGAGCGAAAGTGATGCCCACGAATGTTTGATTCGCTTTGGTGACAAGAATTCTCGGGTTATCGAGGTGCAAGTCTTCAAAGAAAAGGAGCCAAAAAAATGATTAAGTGGATGCCAATGCTTTTCCTGGTGCTGTCGGCAATATTCTCGGCGGCTATCAACCGCGATGTGTCAGCGGCAATATATCTCAGCGCTGCTGGAATCTGCTTCTATCTTGGGAGGATGAAATGAAATGGTGGCTGATTGAGCGGTGGGGATTTGCTGGTGGATTGCGCCGCTATGGATTCACATTCGCGCGCTACTACTTCGCCCGCGCACGTCATGCAACCATGCGAGACATGGACATAATCCGCATCAGTGAAAGAAGTCTTTCATGCGCGAGAAGTTCACGATAATGAACGTACAGGCGGCAGTCACGCCGCCTAGCCACCACACCTTGCCTTTTAGCTTCTCCACATCCTTCGACATTTCATCAACGTCACGTCGCAATTCAACTATCTTCTGAATACTGGAGTTTTGTCGCTCGATGCTAATCTGGATGGCGTGGATAGACTCCGATACCCGATTAAGAGCATGGCCCACATCCCTTTGTGCATCTGCAAGGTTCGCAAGATTAGTCTCAACTTTCGTCAGTCGCTCTTCGAGTGTAGACATGTTCATCCTGTTTGGCATACGCACCCCCTTTCTTCCTACTATAGGGTACACGCCTGTCTTTGAGTGAATAACTGGAATATTCCAGGAATTGTAACAGATTGCGTAAAAGATGAAAAACCCGCCGAAGCGGGTTGGTTGATGCGGGTGATAATTAGAGGGCGTAGATTCTCGATTTGCCGTACTGCAATCCAAAGGGAGCAAACGGAATATCGTCTGAAAAATCCATTGGCGGAACACTCTGACCAGATGGCGTCGGCTTGCTATGCTGTTGCGGCTTTGGTTGCTGCGGCTGGTCCCATCCGCTTTGCTGCTGCTGATTAGCTTCCTGCTTACCTCCCAGCATCTGCATTACGCCATTCATGCCGACAACAATCTCGGTGGTATATTTCTCCTGGCCGGATTGGTCTGTCCATTTACGGGTGCGTAGCTGGCCTTCGATATAAACCTGCGAGCCTTTGCGGAGGTATTCACCTGCCACCTCTGCCAGCTTGCCGAAGAGTACGACGCGATGCCATTCGGTAACCTCCTTCTTCTCGCCGGTTGCCTTGTCATTCCATGACTCTGATGTTGCCACCGTCAGGTTTGCAATTGCGCTGCCTGATGCGGTGTGTTTTACCTCCGGGTCATTGCCGAGGTTGCCCAAGATTGTTACGCGGTTAACGCCACGTGATGCCATTGGTTTGACTCCAGTTCAGATATTAATTTGTTGAGATACCACTGCGCCTTCCTTACACTTTCAAGTCCACCTTTTTCTTCGTAGCGCCACAGGTACTTAATGATATTTGCCACGCACACTGCCTCAATTCCTGATTTTCCGGTGGTGGCTGAATCAATGGCATCAATGCACTCGATTCTGCCCTTAGTGTAGTGAGATGGGTGGTTGACTACGTCAATATCCATTATTTGCCCGCCTTGAATGTAGTTCCGAAAACGCTTCCTGAAATGATGGCATCAGCCAGCTTGAAGTATAAACGCCCTATGCCGTTTAATTCGATTGGACTGGCCCCAGCCGCAATATGAAGCGACGCGGCCAATTTCTCACGCGCCTTTTCCGCTTCGGTGCGGAGTGGTCGGAATTCATCTGTCCATGCTGGTAAGGTTGTATCCAGGTCATAAACAAGCACCTCTTTCTCTGCGCCTGGGATGCCAGACTCGACAACCTTCACCCTTCGCCATTCCCACCCAGTAATTGAGCGCGGGACTTTGGCCTGGCAGATAGTACCAACTGGCGGCAACCCTTCACCATTCCATTCCGGAATATCAATATCCTGACCAATGCACTCATTCAAATCCTTCTCCAGTCGGTCATCGTTGGCGCGGTGGTTGATATCTTGGGTGTGCACTCGGTAGGCGATGATGTCACCGTCAATGCCATCATGCTCCCATGCAAAATCACCGGCTCTGTCATTATTGTACTGGCACTGGTTAGGACTCCGGTATTTGACCTCAACAATTGCGTCACTATCTACCGGGCATTCGCCGCCATTCCACTCAATCCAGCCCTCACTGGCTTCTAGCGCGTCTTCGTATTGCTTGCGACTTACGATGCACTCATGCCTG